TCTCTTTATAATTCTTAACTACACCTGTTTGTTTACCATCTCGACCTTCTATAGATTCGCTTTCTGCAAAACCTGTGCCTGATATCGTATCGACTATTAGTGTTAGACCATTAATAACTTTTATCTTCGCAACTGAACCGTTTGTTTTACCATAGATGTATTCACCTACTTGAAATGGTTCTGTTGGAGATTCTTGTAATAGTTTTGATGTTTCAATATCAGGAGCGGCAGGGTCGGTACCTCTTTCGATTAATATCTTAGATTCCTCTAATGAGGTACCGTCCTCTAACCTGACGCCCTCTAAATCGCCTTGCGATTCGAGGACTATTATTTCGGATTCTAGGTACTCGAAATACGCTTGTAAGAAATCTTCAAAGAAAGGTGAATCTTCTCTGATATGTTCAGGAAGAAGACTCGGTAATCTTGTCGATAATCTATCTACAATGTGTTTTTCGTGTGCCATTAAATTATCCTATTAGATGCCTGCTACAGAAGAGTTAGTTCCGACTATGCTTAGTGGATACCAAACTAAGTCTGAATCTGACCCTAATGCAATCAATACACATGCCCCACCAGTCGCTAATACGATGTGAGGTCCTGAACCTGTTGAAGTCCAAGAGTTAACAGTAATGTCAACATTTTGTGCAACTGCATCATCTTTTCTTACGATGATTTTGATTTGACCAACTGAAGCGCCATCAGCTAAAGTCATTGCAACATCTGAACCACTTTGACCTGTAATATCAATCAAAGATACTGCTTCAGTTGCTGAAACTACTGATGAAGATTCGTCTAATGCTTCAACATCATCGAATGCAATGTAAGTTGGAAGATTGTTAAACATTCTTGCCAAACTCATTTTTTTGTTAACAGGTGTTCCAGATGGATTGTCAACGATGTGTAGTAAATCTACTGCGTTTACATCACCAGCCTGTATCTCTGTTAATGCTGTTATTTTCTTATCTGCCATTTTAGTTTCCTCCTATAAAAACCAAGTTAATGGAATGCTACTTACGGTAAATGCCGTAATCACTTTACTCATATTAATATGATGTGCTTGATGTAGAGTTATACCCTATACCAGCACTACTTTCACCACTTGAAATGGTGTCAACCTCACCTGATACTTTTATGTCATCGACACTGATGTCAATCAAAGAACCTCTGATTGCAACAACATCGTCACTTTCTGGTATCACGGTGAAATCGATTGATGTATCACTGTTTACTGTTGAGGTAAACTTAATGGCATCAATCGAAACTTTACCACTGGCGTAATCTATTGTGCCAGCAGATGAATCTGCGATGACTCTCTGACCTGATGCGAGACTATATCGTCTAACATTGCCTGAACCGTCATCATCAAAGAAGTATGTATTTACAGAATCGCCATCTACTTTGAAACCCGTTGATACTAAAATACCACCTGACATTTTGTTATGTCCGTCATGTGGGTGATAGAATGAGTTTCCGAAATTGACAACTAAACCTTCTGAGAAATTTAATTTTACATCTTTCTTTTTTCTTAATCTTATGTTTGTTATGTTTGAAAGAATAGAATCGTTTATCTCGTCAATCGCCTTAACAAGATTTGAATGTCTAAAGATTGCATCAAAGTTGTTAAGATTTGTATTATCGAAATTGACGATACCTGTTCTTACTAATTGTTCTAATTCTCCTCTTGAAAGAGTTGTGTCATTCTTATTGTATTTGAATACTGTTGATATAAGAATCTTAACTATCTCTGCATCTTTGATAACAGGTCTAACAGTTAACATGTTCAACTGATTTAGTTTATTTTGAACTTCTACTTTTTCTGTTTCAGATAGATAGTCTGAGTTTTGTGGTTTAAGTGATATGAATACTTTACCATATTCAGGTGGGTCATTGTCTTCACCACCCCATACTGCAACTGCATCAGCATTCGGATAATACTCTTGCACTTTTGCTTTGTAGTCATTCAATGTGACTAATCTGTTTTGTGATGTATAGAATTTTGTTGCCTTAAACTTGATTGAATCAATTGATTCTTTTTCTGCACCACCTGATGAGTTTGATAATGTTGTGATTGATGCGTTTGTAAATCCATTGATGTTATCTACCATTGAAAATATCTTTGCACCATCGGCATGAAAATCATCAACTACGATATATGTAATATCAATTGTATCACCATCTAGTAGTTCTTTACCTAAGACACCATCACCAAAATAAACCTCTATGAAACCTTCTTCGTTTTCTTGGGTATAGAATACTCTAGTTGAACTTGTTATTGTAGATACATCAGTTGACAATGAAAATTTGTTTGAGAAACCACCTGATGTGACTGACACTTCTAATTTAGATTTATCAACTCTTGCATTTGACAAAACAAATTTAGAGTTTTTAATTTGACTATCGAATACGAATGTATCTGTTATGTATTGACCTTGAACTAAGTTTATATTTTCATATTTAAAATTCAAACCATCTCTTGTTGGTATAATTGAATCTGCATTCACATAGTTATATGATACGCCATCATAGACTGAAACAAAATTATGACCTCTAGCAAGTCTCATCTGGTCACCTGTAGGGATTGTGCCATCGATGTTTCTTATATTGTTCATTGCTAATTCTACAATAGCAGTAGATGCTTTTTCTGATGCAGGTGTAAACCCTAAATCTTTTGCTCTTGATACTACATTCTTACGAATCTGTGCTGAGTCTAAGAATAACTCTGAAGCGGCGATGTTTGTGTTGACACCACCGATATGTGATGCATACGCCAACATATCAATAAGAACTGACATGTTTGAACCTTCAAAGTCATAGTCTTTAAATTTGTCTTGACCTTTGAGATATGTTTTAATATTATCGACTATATCGTCAAAGTCTAAATCGGTTGCGTTTATTTGTGAACTTTTTACTGCCATTATCGTACCCTACTTACGGTAAAATCTACTTGTTGACCTGGTAGACCGTTTTTTATTGAATAGAATACTCTGACATCTAAGTTGTTTCTCTCGACTGGTGAAACATCAACCTTTATGTTAAATATTCTAGGTTCGTATATTTTTAATACCTTTTCTAAATTGTTTTTAATTCTTCGACCAGCACCAACAGTGTCTAATTCGAATAATTGTTGTCTAAGATTACCACCGAAGTTTGGTCTAAATGGTCTCTCATAGTGATTTGTTAATAAGATATTTCTCACTGCTCTCTTAATTGCATCTGAATCTTTCTTAATTGTAATGTCGTTTGTGACAGGATGAGATGTAAACATTATGTCAAGGTCTGAATAAGCGTCCTTAACTGCTGTTGTCTTAGAATTCGGTTTTGTGTAATCTCTAGAGTTTGCCATTTAACTATTTATAACATTCCTAATAGTGTTTAATGCCTGAATATAGAAATAAATGCACCTTGTGCTGGTGGATTACGAAATACAACTGAGTTACCAGACTTATACACTTGCCCAAAACCACCCACACCGAAATTTTGTCTTACACCATCTACGAATACATACAATGACCCACCTGTTGTTGGGGCGGCATATGTATCTTCACCATCAATTGCATCGAATGTGTTAACATCACTATCATCGTTTTTAAAACTCTCTTTTGAGAATAGACCTTGAACAGTCTTAACATCTTTTTTAGTGCTTTCTATAACACCTTCAATATCTGGCATCTTAATATTGATATCAAACTTCATTCCTAGTAATTTAAGAATATCACAAAATGTCAGGAAGAGGGGTTTAAAAATTTTACCCAAACCAATTGCATTTAAGAACTTCTTAACTATCTTGACCCATGCAAATAGAATTTTCTTATGCCAATTTGCTTTGAAATCTTTTAATTCAAGAGCAAAGTCAGCGATTTCTTCTTCTATAGAAGCTGCTGTTGATTCAATCTTATCACCAATAATTTTTCTAAGGTCAAAACCGAAAATACTGATACCTTCGATAGAATCTCTTACAGCAGTATGAAATTCATTGACTTCTTTAAGTAAGCCTTCTTCTAATAATCGTTTTTCTTCTTCTAGTTTGTCTAATTCTTCTGAAAACTTTACATGGTCGTCCATCGAAATGTCTTTGTCATCTAATTTCTTCTTTAATTCTTCTATTTGTTTGTTTATCTGTTTGATTTTTACTAATTGACCTGCTTTCGATGATTGAAACTTTGCTTTTATTGAAGCAATTTTCGCCTCTATCAATGCACCAATGTCTAAAGTCATTATTGAGAGTAATTCGCCAATAGGAATTCCTGGTAAACCAAGTAAATCCCAAATTTCTTTGAAAATACTAATCAATTTCTCAAATGCTTTCATATGAGCGTTCTGAATCCACTCTTTAATTTCTGTTTTGATGTATTTCCAGGTTAATTTTGCTTTTGCTTCAACATCAATAACTCCGTATTCGCCGTCAAACTGCCTTAACTCTTCTGGAATCATTTTGAAGAACTTATCAACCCACTCTTCTCTCTTTTTTTCTAAATCTTCTATCTCTTTTTTAAGAGTATCAATCTTCTCTTGCAACTCTTTGTCATCTGGCGTTGATTTTTGTTGTTCTTGTAAATCTGCTAACTGTTTTTTCTTTGCGATAATCTGTGTTAGATAGTTTTTACCTGCAATTTGGTCAATCAACTCATTTTTATAACTTGGCGAAGTGACAAGTTTGAGAATGTCAATCGATAAACCCATAATGCTAATTGTAAAATTAAAAGGCACTAACTTAGATACGAATTCTGCAATTTTTGTAGGTATGTAAGTATGAAACTCTTGTAATAATTCAGTAAAAGCATCTCTTGCTTCTTTTTGCCAATTACGAACTGAACCCTTTTGCCAGAATGGAGATAATATGTCTGCTAAGTCTTCGATGAATGCTTCAATATCTGCAATTGTTTCATCTATCTTTTCTTTAATCTCACCGAACAATACATTTTCAATATAGTTCTCTTTTGCTTTTATTTCTTCTTGTATCTTTGCGAGTTCTTCGGGGTCATCAATCGTCTTCATCTTCTCAGTCAATTCAGCAATCTCTTTCTCTTTCTCTGCTTTCATTTCTAAGACTTTAGCTTGCAACTTTCCTGGAATAGATGCTATCTCATTAAAGGTATTAATCAGGTCTGCTTTTGTTGGGAGAGAAAAGATGTCGCCGTCTGGACAATTAAATCCAGAAGGTATCGCTTCTTTTAAACTTGCTGTTGTGTTTGTTTCACTTGACATATCATGAATTCAATTTAAGGTCTTGGGCACTCAGTTTGATTGTTTTAGCAGACTTGATGTTAATGTCGTCACCTGCTTCTAAGTCAATCTTACCTGATGCATCAATCTTAGTATCATTATATGATTTGATATCTACTTTTCCATTTGCATGAATCTTCGCATCGCCCAATACTTTAATGTTTACTTTACCACCAATGTATACTTCATTGTTTTTACATATGACTGTATAATTATCATTAACTACTCTATGAATCTGATTACCATCTTTATCAATTTCATAGAATGTTCCTGTTCTATGTTCTAAAGATATTCTTTCATTACCTCTAGTATCATCTAATTCTAATATATGACCTGACTCTGTATAAAGCGCCTTGTTGAATGGATACATTGGCGTTGCATTTGACTTCGCTTCTTTTAAGTCATCTGATACTTCGCTCATATCTCGACCTGTGTAGATTGCATCGCCTGTTGAGAATACATTTATATCACTTGCATCAGTGACTAATGGATAATAAGGCAATGTTTTCTCTGACTCTTCAAATTCTGTTATCTTTGAACCTGCACCTGTGTATTCTATCTGAACTTCTTTTGGGAGTTGTGGTGAAGTTTCTAAAGACAATGAAAGAGCATTTGGTCTAGCGCCTGATGGTGGGTTTAAACCGTCATCAGTTCCTTCGTAATCAGATTGTGTTGCTCTTCTTGGGTCATTAAAACCTCTTAGTGGTGTCACTGTTCTGGATAACAACTCATCGGTCACTGTTTCTTTATAACCTTTTTGAGAGATACCTTGACCAACACCTAAAACTACAAAATCTTGTAAGTCGTCATCTCTAAAGTGACCATAGACTGTTGTGCCTTCAACTATAGAATGTTGAGTTCCGAATCCACCCAAACCTGCTGTTGTTGCTGGCATGATTACTTGCGACCAAGGTAAATCAGGCGTTGCAATTAGTGATTTGTTATCTGAATGCAAACCATGAACACGAACTCTAACACGACCAATCTTCAATGGGTCATTTCTATCTTCTACTATACCATAATAAAACATTACACTTCCTCAGGTTCACTTGTTTGACTTAATGGATTGTATGATTTAATATCTACACCATAACTCTCTTTGATTGTCTGCATTGTCACTGAACCTTTATTGTTAATAGGGTCAATGAAGAAAACAAGTTTACCAATTAAATATTTTCCGTCTTCTAGTTTATCACCGTCATCAGAATCAGTTTTGATTTCAGTTGTTGGTAATGTAAGTCTTACAACTGAACCAGCTGAGATATCACTTCTAAAAGGTATAGTCGCTTTGATAACATTCTGTTCAAATAAAGACATCAATGCTTTTCTTTCTAAGATACCTGTATCTCTATATTCGTTTCCTCTAGGTTGAGTTGTTGATTTATTATCTGTTGCATCAATCAACTTAGATTCATCTGAATAAGCATTCGTTGGGTTGACTCTATAATGTGTTTTAGATTCCCATGCTTGGTCAGGTGCAAGGTCTACAAATGCTTCTTTTGAATCAGGATTAGTTGTGACATCTAACATCTCTTCTGCTTCATATATAGTTTCTAATTCAGAAGCACGAATCAAAGGGAAACCTGATACATGAGCTGCCTTTCTATCAAAAACTTTTGATATAGAATATACATTCTCTTCTTCAAGTTTACGAATTGGGTCGTATGTTTTTAACATAGAAGCATACGCACCATCTTGAACACCTTTCATTGTATTGAACTTTTGTGGAAACTGATAATCTAAAATCTGACTATTCAAACCTACATCTGGTGCATTGATATCT